TCCAAGTGCTGCACCTTTCGATGCTGTTGTTCCTGTGCGTGATTCTGTATCACCAATAAGAATTCCAACACGGTTGTATTCTTGAGCAGTAAGATCAGTTAGTGTTGCGTGTTCTCCAGTGTATCCATAAGCTTCTGTTAACAAAAAGAATGGAGCGTATTTTGAAGATGTATAATCCTCAGCAAAAGTTTGAGCCAATCCAGCCAAAACCATAACTTCTTCTTCCATTTCCTCCGCTTGTGCCGAAACATACCCGTCAGGATTGAAGAGCGCAATAATACCTCTTATATTTCCGTTTGCTTTATCCAATACTTTCGATGCTGGAACAATTCCAGTTGCTACAGCTGGCTTAAATTGATCGCTCAATTTCTCCGTAGCAGCAACGCCCATAATCCATAAGTTTGTTCCTGATCCTGATTCCTTATAGAACTCAGAAAGGAATTTGTACACGATGTGGTTATCAACATCGTCGATAATTCCTAATGCAGCAACATCTTTCATTGATTTCACCAAATAAGGCTTGTTCAAATCGAAAGTTGACGCCACTGGTTTTGCGTGGCAAACGACAGCGAGCAAACCGTCGGGAAGAGGAACAACCGTTCCGAGCGCTCCGTTTTCAAATTCTATATCTATTCCTGGTAATGGCATTGCTATTAATCTTTAGTTTCTGATTTTGCAGCTTCAGCGCCTTTGTCTGAAGTAATTTCTTTTGCTGGATCAACTTTCGTTTGATCTGCTGATCCTTCAACTTCCTCCGCTGACTTTGTTTCGTCAGTTTCTTCAGTAGATCCTCCGTTGATCTTTGCGTCGATAGCGTCAATGACATCTTGCTTTGTTTCCAATTCCGAAGCATCGAAGCCTATTGATTTAGCTACCGAATTCAAAACAGGGCGCGTCATACTCATATCATACTCTGGAGCTTTGTCCTGATCTTCATCCTCAATGTTTTCCACTTCAACTTCACGCTCTACGTGCTTGATTTTGCGCTTTTCAACTTCTAGTGATCTAGCATAGTTAACCGCAACATTCTCGTAGTAGAATGCTTTTCCGTCTGTCGTTTCCCAATACTCGTTTAAGTTTGGGTTTGCTTTAAATACTTTGTTCATGGCTTTAAAATTTACTTTTTAAATGGATTCTTTAATTTCGAAATAATCAGAACTATTGAAATGAGTAGACCGAGCATTAAAAGCCAACCACCCCACATAGAGATCGTTTGAAATGTGCTAAATTCTGCTGGTACGTCAACTTGTTTCTCTATAGTGTTGGTGACAATTGTTTTTGTTTTTCGATGCGTTTCTTTCCAACTCGCAAAGAGCTCTTGCGCCTTTTTGGTGCAATCAACTGTTATTTCGTTGTCTTTAATTTGAACTGAAGGAGCATTTAATGATTCAGTTTCAGTTGACATACTTGGTGATTGAATAGTAATTTCACCTTTAGGACTCACTACAAGTTTCCCGGTGAATGAAGTTTTTTCTTCAGGTATTTTGAATGTCGAGTCTTTTTCAATGACATCAACATTTGTTTCAGTTTCGGTTTCGGAAGTGCTTTTATAGCTATTTTCCTTTTGGTTTCCACAGCTCGTCAATAAGAGCGCGGTTAAGAATAATAAGATTAAATTTTGCATGTTGTTACTGGTTTTAATGGTGAAATTTTGCAATCTGGACAAGGATAGTCCTTCTTTAATTTTTGAATGTCTTTATGCAGTTGCCGATTAGAATTAGATAAATCGTTAATTGTCTCTTTCAGCTCATCAACTACTTTATGATGGTACGCTCGCTGCTCTCTGTTCGATTGAATAGAAGCTTCGTTTCTCTTGGCTAAATCGTCAAGCATTACCTGGTAAGCTTCGATGTAGATCTTATAGTTTTTACCCTGTAATTTCTCAACATCAACCTCGTCCTTCTTTTGCTTCATTTTGCGTCCTAGAACGTAAGCAACTATGATAGGAACTACTGGCGCTAAGAGGTATATTATAATGTTATCAACCATTGTTCGTATTTTTTGACAGCACGCAATAAAGCCTGCCCAGTTTCTTCTTTGAATGTTTGTGATCTAAGGATCCTTACCTCAACATCATTCGTATGAAATAGCATTTCCAAATACACAGCAACGCAATTGGTTTGCGTTAGCATGGCGAACCTAGATTCTTTATCTCCATCTCCATCTGTCAAGTCCTTACGAACATGAATTTGCGGTTGACTAACTTTGAACTCTTCCAACCAAAAGGTTGCAAGTTGATCGCTGTTAGTTACACCAGGAGAGGTAAATACTTCATGGCCGTGTGCTTGTGGCGAAGTCGCGGCGTTCGAATGAATTGGAAAAACAATACTCTTTTTCTGTGCATGAAAAGCGTTAACCTTTCTCACTCTTTGACTAAGCGCGATATCTTTAGGATCATTGGGATCAACTGTGAAAACTACTTCATAACCAGCCTTTCTAAATATTTGAGACCAAGTGCATGCATACGCTCGCATTTCTTCACCTTCAAAATAAACAGCGCCATCAACAGGATGAAAGGATCTCTTCCCTGGAGTAACATATTGCCCAGTCAAAGGATTTACTCCTCCGTGTGCTGGATCTAATATAATTCTGTGTTTTCCCATTGTGGCGCTGTTTCTATTTATCTGGCAAAAGATTTTTTAATTATTCTACGATGCTGCGTCAATGATTGCACCCATAAACTTCTGACGAATTGGTAACGTCATGAAATAGTGGCGGTAATTCAATTGATTAACAGGATTTGTAGGCGTTGATGCTGATGGTGAGAAGTATTGCTTCGTCAAACCATTCTTTTTCGCTACGTTTCCTCCATCAAATACAACTGATCCTTGAAAATCTATTCCTGGAGTAGTTATAACTCCGTACGCAGTTTTCGTCAAAGTACCAGCTTCACTGTGGAAGTAAGGATTTGCATCATATTGGTATATTTTGAAACCTGCAATCTTAGGCGCTACCTCTCCAGTTGCTATGTTGTTCAACTGATTTGCAAAACGGTCACGGTCTAAGAGCAAGTCATTATAGTGATCTGAAGTTAACACTACACGTCTGTCCGCTTTCGACATACCCGCTAAATCACAAGCACGTCTTAACGCAACTAAATCTTCGTAACGGAATAAACGTCTACCTCCGACCAACGCTCCTGTTGTCTTGATGATAGGTGTAGCAGTCGCAGCTATAGCTGGAGCTAATGCATGAATCGCTTTTGTGAACTTATTTTCCAACAAAGCACGAGTGTGCGGACGAGTGACATTGTCAATACGTTTGTAAGACGCTCCCATCGTTTGATCATCAGTCAAGTTGGTAACTTTCGTTTCCCACTTATCCAACTTCACCGTTGCTTCGCCATCCGTGAAATCTTGTGTTCCTAATGGGTAAGTTGTGTTGTTCAATAACACTTCAACATCAAAATTTTCTAAGGGAATATAGATTAAATTTTGCTCGGAAGCTGAACCTGAACCTACTTCGATTATTTCAGTATCGAGTTCTGGAATTCCGTCCAACCATAGAGCGGTATCAGTAAAGCTTAATAATAGGGCAACTCTAGTTACCCACATTTCTGGAAATAATGCTGGCATTTCTTTTGGTTTTTAAATGAATAATTTTTTGAACGCTTCAGGATTCTCTGCCTGAAAGCTTAACTTAGCTTCTGTAGAAAGCTTTTCAAACTCGTCCATGTCTTTTGGAAGAGTTGAATCCTCATCCTTTTTGATGATCTTACCGTTCAACGTTTTCTTTGCAGGCATCTCTGAAATGAAATCAGCAGCCAATTGAAAATCAGCTTTGGCCATCGTTAAGAATTTCTCCTTTTTGTCAGCTGTTAGTTTCCCTTCAGTAATTGCGTTCTCCACCATCGACAATGCTTTTGCATCGTTTTCTAAGTTGATCTTACTCTCCAATGCTTCAAGCTCACTGGTTTTAGCTGTTAACTTACTTTCTGCTGAGGCCTTCTCTCTGGAGAGCTTCTCGATTGCTCCGCTTAATGCAACTGAATCTTCATCATTTTGAAGACCCAACGCAGATAAGGCAGCTACACTTAATGCTACTTTTGGCATATCTATTTGTTGTTTACTAATTTGACTAATTGATAACTCGATTGATTTCTGATCGAGTAGATTCCCATCTTCCGCATATAGCTTTAATGATTTGCGATTTGAAGGAATTGAAACGATAGAACCTTCCATGATTTGAGACTTACCCAATAAGTAAGAACCATTTGGTTGCACTTCCATATACTTGTGATTGAATGTCAATCCCATTGATGCACCTTTGATGTAACCTCGGTCAACTTTACCTTTCAACTTCATTGCTTCCTCGTCTTCTTCATCGAATTCTGCATCGGCTAGCAATTGAGCGCCTTTGATACGAATGTTTGTCCATTTCCCAACTACAGAATCATTTGACGATCTGTGGAAATTCAGCATCACAGGATTCTCTTTAAATCGGGAGAGATCCAATCCTTCGTTTGAAGTTATAAAGCCGTAGCTATTTAATTCAGTTTCATCGTTGAGGACGAAAGTTTTGTTATCCGGCATAAATTATAGTTCTATTCATAATTGATAATTCACGAATTCAATCGTTCAGGCTTCAAAATTGGTAGTTTAAAATCTTTCTGACAAAAAGTCATGCAACCCTTACAAGCTTTTTTTTAAAATCGCTGATATTAGGTCACTTTTGCATATAAATAGTAGTATGAGTGTGAAGAAGAAGCAACAAAATGACTATGCTAAGACGTTATACACGACAGAGCATCTCACGCAAAAGGAATTAGCGGAGCGTGTCAATGTGACAGAGAAAACGATTTCCCGATGGATTGAAAAAGGAGGTTGGAAGAAGTTGAGAAAGTCGATGTTGGTAACAAAGCAACATCAGATCTCTCAATTGTATGATCAGCTGGCGTACTTAACTGAAATAATTGCAACTCGTGATTATAAAATAGCGGATTCAAAAGAAGCTGATGTTTTATCGAAAATCACAAGTGCCATTCAAAAGCTGGAGGTCGAAACATCTATTGGTCAAATTGTAGAAGTAGCTAGAGACTTTGTTGATTTCGTTCGTGAAATTGATTTGGATGAAGCGAAGGCAATTACCGCACTTTTTGATTCATTTATTCAATCAAAAATGAAGTAGATGGCAAAAAAGATTAGCGATAAGACCTATTTTGAAAGGTGGACGGAGTTTCGAGAGAACATTGATAAAGCTACTCCTGTTAACTTGGATGAAACGCCAGGCGACAAAAAGAAGCGTATCAAAAGACTTGAAGGAGATCATGAAGCTTGGTTTATATACTACTTTCCTAACTTCTATTTGAGTGAACCAGCTCCTCACCATTTACCACACACTAAAATAGTAATGTCTAATCCTGAATACTTCATGGTTAGGCCTTGGTGTCGTGAGTTGGCTAAGTCAGCAAGAACAATGATGGAGGTTTTGAAGCTTACTTTAACAGGAGCTAAAAAGAACGTTATACTTGTTTCTGCGACTTCTAGCGATGCTGAACGTTTACTATTGCCTTACAAATCAATTCTTGAAGCGAACAACCGTATCATTAACGATTACGGAAAACAAGAAAGCATTGGACGTTGGACAGCGAGTGAATTTATCACAAAGAAAAGTGTCGCATTTAGAGCACTTGGAGCAGGGCAATCACCTCGTGGAACTCGAAATGAAGCTGTAAGACCAGACGTTATTTTGATTGATGATATTGATACGGATGAGGAAGTTAGAAATCCTAAACGTATTGATGCAAAGGTTGATTGGGTAATGGAAGCATTATACGGAACACGTTCAATTTCTAATCCTTTGCTTTTAATTGCCGTTGGAAACATCATTGGAAAAAAGACAACTATTACCGAACTCGGGAAACGTGCCGATCACTATCAGATAGTTAACATTCGAGATAAGAAAGGAAAATCTACATGGCCAGCGAAGAACACCGAGGAAATGATAGATCGTGTACTTTCTAAAATTTCTTATCGTGCAGCTCAAAAGGAATATTTTAACAATCCATTAAAAGAAGGTACTGTTTTCAAATCCATTAAGTATGGAAAGTGTCCGCCTATTCATAAATGTGAAAAGGTGATTGCTTATGCAGATCCTTCAACATCCAACAAAGATATAAGCGGAGGCAATGCTTCAGCGAAAGGTGTGATCTTAATTGGTTACAAAAACTTCATGTATTTCGTTTATTGGATTAGGCTTGACCAAACTGGTAACTCCAAATTTGTAAACTGGTTATATGATTGCAATGATTTTATGATCATGAACAAGGTTCCAATTAGACGTATTTGGATTGAAAACAACACACTTCAAGATCCTTTTTATGAACAAGTTATTTTACCTGAGATTAAGAAGCAAGCCAAACGCTATAAGGTAAGATTGCCGATATCGAAGGATGAGCGTAAGAAGCCAGAGAAGTTTTATCGAATTGAAGGAACTTTGGAGCCTATTCACAGAAGCGGTGATTTAATTTTTGATGAGAAATTGAAAGATACACCGGACATGGAACGAATGGAGGAGCAAATGTTAGACGTTGCTGTAAATTCAAAAACAATGGATGGGCCTGATGCATTGGAAGGAGGTATTTGGCTTATGGATGAAAGAGCAACAACGGAAGAAACAACGCACGTTTCAGGAAAACGTGTATCATTTAAAAACTAAATTCATGTATTTAGAGGAAGCAGAATTAAAGACAAACGCATACGCTTATCAGTTAGATCAGATCACTGAAGGAGATTCAACGATTATCGAAACTGGAATTGAAACGGCCATTGAAGAGGTGAAAGGCTATCTAACGCCAAACTTCAAACATCAATTTGGTGATGGTAGATTGATATACGATGTTGAGGCGATCTTCGAAGCTATTGGAACAGATCGAAACGCTTTGATTCTTCAATTGACCAAGACAGTTGCAATTTGGCACATTATTGATTTATGCAATGCTGATATAATGTATGAGCAGGCAAAAGAGCGCTACGACAGAGCAATAAAAACATTAGGAATGATTTTAAAAGGCGAAATGACGATTAAATCACTTCCAAAACTAGATCCTACTGTTGATGGATCAGATGAAAAACGATTGCCATTTAGAATGGGATCAAGAACGAAATTTAACTATGAGTAAAATGGACATCATTAATAAAGCAGCCAACTATCTCAATACGAAATTGGGAACAAGAACTATTCCTGACAATAGCGTGCATGGTCATGTTAATTTGGCTAATGGAAAGTCAGATATTAAAAAGCGTGTCTTAGACACACAGAAAAAAGCAACTGCCCGAACTCGTGACGATATCAAGTCTTGGAAAAAAGCAATGCAGATTTCCGAACAACCTGAAGACCCAAAGAACGACCAGCTGCAAAACCTTTGGGAAAAGACGATGGACGATGGTTTGCTTACTTCTCAAGTGGAGAACCGACAAACAAAGATGTTTTCCATTGACTGGAATCTGAAGAACGAAAAAGGCGACATTGACGAAGTTCAAACCAAGAAGCTTAAGGATGCTGGGATTTACAGAACATTGACCAAGCATGCAGCAAACGCGTTGTATTATGGTTATTCATTGGTTGAACTAGGACTTTCAAAAGACTTGGACGGTGTGGTTCAAGTGGATGTTGATTTGATTGAACGTGCGAATGTTGTTCCTCAAAATGGACGTTTCTATCCTGATCTGACAAAAGAAGATTTTATTCTTTATCGCGAAATGCGTGAATTTGGAACTTACATTCTAGAGTTCAAATCTGATGAGCGAGGTATTATTAACAAAGCTGTCAAGCATGTGCTCATGAAAGATTTTGCGCAAAGCTGTTGGGCAGAACTTTGTGAAATCTATGGTATACCACCAAGATTCATGAAGACCGACACAAGAGATCCTGAAATGTTAGCACGAGCTGAGCGCATGATGACAGATATGGGTGCAGCTGCTTGGTTTATCATTGACGAACATGAGGAGTTTAAATTTGCTGACGGAGTATCAAGTTCTGGAGATGTTTATGCCGAACTTATTAAACTGTGTAACAACGAAATGAGCATGTTGATCACAGGTGCCATAATTGCCCAGGACACAAAGAACGGAAATCGCTCAAAAGATGAGAGTGCGCAAACTGTTCTATGGGAAAAGGTGATGGAGGATGTTGTGATATCTCAAGATTATTGGAATAGAAAAATAATACCGGCATTAAGGCGAATGGGTTTCCTTACTGGAGCAATCACGCTAGAATATGACATTCCTGAAGACTTAGACGAGTTGTGGAAGAAAGTAATTGCGTTAATGCAGTACGCTGATGTTGATTTGGAATGGGTAGAAGAGAAGTTTGAGATTAAGATTCTTGGAAAACGTGAAATTCCAACACAACTTAATGCGAGTGGTGACCTTTTTCTTTAAGCCCGAGCATAAAGTCGGGCAGCAAAGAATACTTTGAAAGTTTGCATTTAAGACTGGAGAGTTTGCACAATGATTATTGCGAGAATTGCCGTGAGTTTAAATTGAATTTAAACGCTGATGAAAAAGCATTTAAACAACTGGACAAGGATATCGAAGCTGCTTATAAAAACCTTTACGAAAACAAAGGTTATAAGCCTGTTGACATTGCACAATTTAAAGCGGTGGTTGATACTACTTATGCAATTTTCAAAGAAGCTTTATTAATTGGAATTTCTGATTCGGTTCTTCCTGCGGTGATGCTGAAGAGTTTACAGAATGACATTTTTGTGTTTTCGGCATTGAAAACGCATGCGCAGCTTTATGAAGCTTCAAGAAATTTATTGGATGCTGAAGGGAAGATTAAACCTTTTCAGAAGTTCTCGCAGGATGTTGCGAAGATTAAGAAGGAGTACAATGAGAATTACTTGGAGGCTGAATACAACTTTGCAACGAGCTCTGCGCAAATGTCAGCGAAGTGGATAGAGGTTGAAGCAAATGCAGATCGTTATAATTTGCAATACCGAACTGCTGAAGATGACAAGGTAAGAAAGGATCACCAAGAACTCGCTAATATTACTTTGCCAGCAACGCATGATTTTTGGGATAAATATTATCCTCCGAATGGTTGGAGATGCAGATGTATAGCTATTGAAGTTAGAAAATCCAAGTTTGAAATTACGGATGAAAAGAAAGCGATGGAAAAGGGAGATAAGGCAACTACTCAAATTGGAAAGGATGGAAAGAATAGAATGGAGATTTTCCGATTTAATCCTGGTAAGTCGAAAGTAGCGTTTCCGCCAAATCATCCTTATAGTAAAGTTCAGGGAGCGAGGACAGTGGAGAAGGAAGTTTCTAAAATGAAAAAACCGAAATGAAAAAGCCATTCACTAAAGAAGAAGAGGAGGTTGTTGAATCAATTGTAAAAGCACATAACCTATTTATTAAATTAGAAAGAACGCATTCAATGGAAATGCAAGAATGGGTATCCAGTATTCATAATTTACAGCATTTATTGAGCGCAAGAGTTTTAAGAAGGGATTATCCTGATGTATTTAAAAGTATTGACAAATGAAAAACGTATTAAATAATTTCATCAAAGATGTGAAAGCCGAGCTTG